AAATTCGTTGTCTCCTGTGCTTTGTTCTATATAAACACCGTTTGAAATTTCATAATCTGAAAGTGTTTGGTCTGAACAATACATTTTATCTTTAAAAATTATTGCGTTATCTGTTGTGTTAGTGATTGTAATAGTATAGTATTGATTCTCAATTAATGCTTGAGTAGTTGAGTATTGATAATAGTAATCTAATTCAGAAAATGTTGCATCATTATCTGTTGCTATAACTTTATTTTGAGCTTCTGATTTTATCACTAATTTATAAGTTTTACTACCAGTAATTGTTTCTCTTGGTATAAAGTTAATAATTCGTGTGCCACTTGTAGTTAATATTTGCATATTTTTTTAATAAAAAAGGGGAGGTTAATCACTCCCTCCCCTCCAATCAAACTATATATTATGAATCACACAATTATATTAATCGCGTCTTTTTTAACTATTTGTACCTACAGTAACTGTTACAGTTGCAGAACTCATTCCAGCAAAAGGGTCAGCAGAAGTACCACCATTAATAAAGTTAGCTGGTTCTAATTCTTGACCAGTTAAGGTTAGTGAGTAACCACTTAAATCTCCAAAAGCAGTTCCTGTAGCTATACTTCCACCAGTTACTTCCATTCCGTGTTCCAATCCACATAAAAAGAAGTTAGAATTTCTGTCTTCAATGGCTATATGAGGTCGCCCATATGCAAGAAGTTTCAATTCTTTATTATCTTCTTTAGATAATTTAGGTAGTGTTAAAGTTAATGTTTCTTCAAAGAATGTTGTTCCATTCTCTCTTGAGGATGTAATAGCAGTTTCCAAACTATTTGTTCCTTTTAAATCATATTGGTAGCAAGTAAATGTACCAGATAAATCAGTTATTTCATCGTCTACTTTGGTTACAGTTCCTAAATCTCCGAAATCTACAAACCAAGCTCTGACAATACCACCAATTACATCTTTACAAGGTACTTTTCTACCAGCTGTTAAATCGCAAGCCATATTATTATATTTTAAATAAAGGGGGAATCACACCCCCTTGTTATTAATTAATTCTTAGGCGTGGTATAAAACTATATCAGAACCTATTCCGTAGTTAACTGCGCTTGTGTATCGCATTATTACTCTAACATTCTGCGAACCGTCTAAGTCAGCCATATCTAATACTTTAACTTCGTTCATATCGTTTAATAAACCAGTACCAAAGTATAAGTTAGATTTTTGAGCAGCCATTGCAGTATCATCAGCTAATCCGTTAGCAACAAAGATTTTCACACCATCAAAAGATAGTTGACCACCAGCGTTATACCATTGTGTTCCTTGTGCGTTAACACCATTTGAACCAATAGAAGTTGCAAATCCACCTAAAGCTCTAACATAAGCTCTTGCAATGTTTTGTGAAACGTAAATGTGTAAATCTTCTTTATTGTAAAGTGCAGAAGGTATAGCATCTACAATAGAACCTAATTTATCAATTACATTAGCAGCATCCACAGCAGCGTGTCCAGCAACATCAATAACATCAGCATCAGCTAAAGCTAAAGTTGTTAAACCATCAAATTCACCAGCATTAGCGTTAACACCTTCCCAAATGTTTTGCTCAGTTTTTTCAGCTACTAAACCAGCTACGTGGCCAATAATGAAATCTGAAAATTTAGGTGGCATTTTATCAAATGCAGAATAACCCATTTGAGCAGCTTCCCAATCAGAAATAAAATCTTGCTTACAAAATTGTAAGTTTACTTGAAACTCCTCTGGTTGTAGTAATCTCTCAGTTAATGTCACTGTAGCAGTTGCATCAAAATCGCAAGAAGCGTTTTTAATTACGTTTGCATCAGTAGCCACTTTTTTCATTGTGGACTTATATTTGATATTAGGCATTACTTCTATACCGCCTTTATCAATTGTGTTAGCACTTAAAAGAGCAGCAGAGATATATTTCCCAGCAAATTCTCCAGCGTAAGTACTTGTTATACTTGTTGTTGTCGCCATTTTATTTTATTTAATTATTGTTAAAAATTTTATCAAAAACCCTGTCTTTCGTTGTTTGTGTTCTATTGCTTGCAATATGAAAATTCACTTTATTATCAACTTCAGCTTCAGGATTATGTTTTACAGGTTCAGGAGCAACAGCAGAAAGTTCTTCTTTTGTATCTTCTATTACTTCTTCCTTCATTTCTTCTTTGTCTTTGTTACCCATTTTTTCAATCATACCTTTGATTTCTTCAACAGCAGATTTAAATTCTTCTTTGGTAACATATTCCAATTCTTCTTTTTCTTCTTCTTCTAATTCAGTTTCTACTTCTTCATTAGATTCTTCAGATAATTCTTCTTCTTCAACTGCTTCTTCAGCAGCTTCTTTAATACTGTCAATTAAACCTTCTTCAGATACAACTAAAATTTTGCCTTCTTCTAATTCATATTCACCTACAGGTAAAGCAACTTGCTCATCTTCAGTTTTAATAAATATAGATTCTCCAGCTTCAAACTTTTCTGCAACTAATACAGTACCGTTTTCTAATTTCATTTCAGCCATTTCTATTTTTTCTTCAGAAAGTTCAACTTTTTCACCAACAATATTTTTTATTTTGTTTAGTATTTCGTTTGCTTTCATAATTTGAGTATATACCTATAAACGTTTGAAAACCTTTACTGTTATATTTTTTTTTAAATTTTTTTTATAAAATGCTTGTTTATTAAATAATTATATTTATATTTACATAAATTATTAATTAAAACCAAAACAATGATTATAGAATTAAAAAACGGAAACTACATTAAAATAAATAAAAACACATCTATAGGATGTAATAGAACTTATATAGATTTTACAGTTATACAAAAAGATGGTAATTGGAAACACAACGAACAAACTACTTTTTTAGATACTATGTATTATAGTGTAATTGATTATCTTCAAAGTATTTATGATTTTAAATAAATATCTAAATAACCAAAACAAAAGAGCCACTTTAAAAGAGTGGCTTTTTTTATATCTTACCTATACCTTGTGCTTGTAAGCTACCATCACAGCATTTATTACTGTATTTTTTACCATCAGGACACAAACAACCACGCTTAGTATTTTTAGGTGATGTATTACTTGGTGTTTTAAATTTTTTACTTTTCATAATTATTTATTTATATGTTTTTCACAAGGCATATACCATTCTTTACCTTCAAATTCGTGTACGTGAAAACCTTCACAACCTATATTTTTAGCCATCTCCTCAGCTTTTTCTTGTGAGTTATAAGCTAATCTATCATCTATTATTGCAAAACTATCATCTACTACCATAGAAGCAAGATTAATTTCACCTAATTCTTTTAATTTGCTTTCACTCCATCTAAGGCCAGCTTTACCACCCCACAATAAATAACTAATAGTACCACAAGCTTCTTTATCTCCTTCATCATAATATTCTTGAGCTCTTGATAAATAAGAGTACATTCTTTTAATTGTTTCAACTGAGAGTTTTTCTTTGTCTCGGAGCTGTGTTGCACGAATTTTCCCCACCTGCGTGGCACAACGATTATTTACTTTTTCATTTAAAGCAATTCCTCTTTTAGCATTATTACTAACCGCTTGTGGATAATCATTATAGGTTTCTAATTCTATCTTTTTACCAGATTTAGTTCTTTTATCTTTTTTAATTAGTGCCTTAATATTACTAAGCATATATTCAGCTTCTTCTTCTTCAATAGCTGCCATCTCTGCTTTTGTATCTGGTTTTTTAATTTGTGCTTTATCAGCAAAATATCCTTCAATACTAAAACCTTTTACTTTGCCAGTTTTTACATAATCAGTCCAAATTTCATCATTTTCTACTTTCATTGAAATCATCCAAGTGCCTTCTGGCATTTCTAAACCATACTTAGCTGATTTATCCATTTTAGTATCTTCTACTATCCAAGATTCTACAACAGTTAAACCATTAACACTCATTTGGTGTTCTAAGGTTGCATTGTTTTGATTGCTGTTTTGAAAAAATAATTCGCTTGCTCTTCTTACTGTATCTTTAGAAAAGTAAACATAAAACATAGTATCGTTTCTCTTTCTAAATATTGGTTTATTTGGTATAAGTGCTGCACCAAGAAGAAGTTTTTTCTCTTCATCTATTTTTGCAAGTTGTATTTCATCACTTGCTAATGCTATGAAATCTGATTCAATAGCTGGATTTTCTACGATGCTAACCGCATCTATCCCAACCATTTCTTCATTCTCTTCATCTAATATTAATTCTATTATATCCATTTTATTTTATTTTAAAAAGTTGCTTGTGTAATTGTATTGTTTTGTAATTGTTGTGCTGTTGTAACATCTCCAGCTACTACAAATGCTTGTGTTGGTGGTTGTTGTCCTAATGCTCCAGCAATTTGATTAAATCCTGACTGCCCCACTACATTAAAACTTGGTGGTTGTGTTGGTGAAGTTCCACCTCCAGATGTGTCAACATCAGGTGTTGTTACAGATGCTGTTCCTCCAGATGGTTGAAATTTTTGCATTGCAATTGCAGCAATTTGTGCAGCACCAGCAACTCCCATAGCAATCATATTACCAACTCTAAATGCTTGAACTGGTGTTGGGTCTGTAGTTTCAGCAGCTACTTTCATAATAGCAGATGCAGTATTTATTCCTACTTGTGCAATCCCTAATGCCTTTTGTACATTAAATGCTTTTTTTGCATTTTCTTCATTTCTTTCTCCAAATGCTCTTGTTAGGTTTTCAACTGAACTTAAAACATTTGATGTAATATCAAGTCGTGCAGCATTTTCTTGTAATATTATTTGTTTTCTTTTTTCAGATTCATTTCTAAAATAAGAAGTATAATTATCATTAACTTTTCTAACATATCTATTAACCTGTTCTTCAGAGCTTGTTCTTACATCTACTTTTAGTGCCTCTCTTTTTTGTAATTTTGGTAAAGATTCTGTATCTAATCTTTCAATATCAAGTTTTTTTAATGAAAGATTTTGTAACTCTTTAATCTCTGCTTGTATTGCTTTAACTTTATCGTTTCTTGCAGCAATTTCATCTCTTGTTTTTGCTTCAGTGTCTTGTATTAATTTTAATTCCTCTTGTTTTAATTTTATTAAATCTCTTGTTTTCTTTTCTTCCTCTTCTTGTGATTCAATTACAGTTTCAGTATTTTTTATTTTTTCTTCTGCAACTTGTTTAGCAAGTAATATTTCTTCATTAGCTGCTATTCTTTTTGCTACTCTTATAAGAAAACCACCCTCTTCAGCTCTTTTCTTTTCAAGATTTGCCCAATATTCTGCCTCAGCACCTATTTTTGTTAATTCATCAGTTATTGCTTTTCTATCTTTTGCAAGTTTGTTTTTATCTATTGCTTTTCCTATAAATGGAACATCAGCAATTGTTTCTTTAAATTTTAAAGCAAATGAGCTTACATTAGTAAAAAATTTTCTTATACTAACACTTATTTGATTAACCTGAATTTTTACTGTTTCATTTAATTCAGAAAATAAAGCACCTAATGCTTTTCCGTTTTGTGTAATTCTTGTTATAAATTTTGTAAGAAACTGAACAAATCCTCTCGCTATTTTATTAAATATACCCTCTCCATCTTCAACACTTACTAAAAAACCTTCCCAAGCCGAACCAAGCTTAGTTGTATCTCCTTCTAAATTATCTAATCTTGTTTCTGCTATTTGAGCAGCAGCACCTAATCCATCAAAAGCATCACTTGCACCATTTAAATCTGTAACCAACTGTTGTGTAGCTTGTGAATTTTCTGCTAATGTTATAGCAACACCAGCACCTCTTTTATCAAATAGATCTAATGCAACAACATTTTTATCTACTGCATTATTGATTTGTGAAAATGCTTCTTCCATTGTTAAACCTTTTTCACTAAGAGTTAGAAATATATTTCTTAATGCAGTTCCAGAAGTTGAGGCATCAAAACCAGCATTAGATAAAGTACCAAGCATTGCTGTAGTTTCAGATAATGAAACATTTGCTGTTTTAGCTATTGGTGCAACTGTTGTTAATGCAGTATTTAATTTATTAAAATCAAGTGCTGATTTAGTTGTACTTAATGCTAAAATATCAATTGCTTCTTTTGAATCAGAGGCATCTAAACCAAATGCTCTTAATGTAGAACCAGTAAATGAAGCAGCAGCATCAAGTGAAACACCCATTGATGAAGCAAGATTTAATGTTGCTTCTGACATATCAAGTATTTCTTGTGTGCTAAAACCTAACTTCGCAAGTTCAGTTTGTAGTTCAGCTACTTGCATTGCTGTAAATTCAGTTGATGAACCAAGTTCTTTTGCACTACCAGCAAGAGCTTTCATTTCTTGATTAGTTGCACCAGTAACTGCTTTTAATCCTGACATTGCTTTACTAAACTCTGCACCCTTTTTAGTAGCAGCAGTAAATAAACCAGCTAATGCACCAGCAGCTACAACAAAAGCTCCTATACCAGAAGATAATAATGCAACTTTTAAAGTTTTAAAACCACCAACAATTCTTTGTATTGGAGCTGGTAAAGCACTTAAAGAATCATTTAAACCGTTTATACTTTTACTTCCTGTTTTACCAACTTCTTTAGCTGATTTACCTAAATCTTTTACTTTTTTATTTGTTTTATCTACGCTTAGATTAGCGTTATTAGTATCAAATATTATTTTAGCTACATATTCTTTACTCATTTCTTCATTCTTAATTGGTTAAACCCTTCTTTAAATGTTAGTGGTACTTTATTAATACCTAATGCTATCTTTATATGTTTATCATATAATTTATTCTCCTTACAAAATTCTAATGCTTCTAATATTGTTTTCATAATTATCCTCCTGAATCTGAACCGCTTGAACCACTTGTGCTATCTGAACTGCTTGAGCTTGTAGATAGTTCTGATGGTTCGTTTAATAGTTCAAAATTTGTTTCTCCACTTTGTAATTTAGTGGACATTTTATTTATTGTGTAAGCTCTTGTACCAACAACAATTAAATCATCAAGTGTTAGATTTAATAATACTTTTAAAGGTAGAATTGCGTTGAACTTAAATATCCTTGTTTTCTTGTTGAATACTCTTGTAATGTAGTTTTGATAATACGTTTGAAATAAACTATTGTTGTTACCACCATAATCTGTTAATTGATAACTATCTATTTCACTACCAAAGTTTAAGTTGTATGTTGGTGCTGTTGTTGATGTGCCTAATTCATTAGCATTGTGTGGCATCCAATAGTTATTTAAAATGTATTTAGTTCCTGTTGGACATAAAGCACCATAAGTTTCAGGTCTTGTACTATATAAAAAGTTTATTGGACTTGCATAAATACCACTTCTTGCAACTCCGTAAAATAATAGAGGTTGTCCAATACTTGGGTTTAAATCATCATCTAAAAAACTACCAGTTTGTATTAATGTTAAAGCACCACTTGTTTTATCTTGCAACCTTTCATACAACATATGCTCAAAAGGCAAAGTTATTTTGTATTCATTCTTCTTGCTTGCATCACCTATATAATTTAATTCTCCATACCTTCTATTATTCATACTTCTAAAAGTTTGAGCAAGTATGCTTTTTGGTTCACTATATTCTAAATCTACATTTGAAAATGGTAGTGCTTCACTTACTGTATTCTCATCAGTTTTTACATATTCTGTTATATCAAAAGTATCACCACCAGCATAGTAATTATCTAAAGTTTTTACTACTATT